TCGTAAATGACTTGGCAGAAGTCCGCCGCCAGCCACGTTCTGTACATACGAAACATTTTCCAGGCTTCTTCCAGCGCTCCCCGGCTTGCGGAATAACTGGCCGTGAAGTGCTTTAACAGCAGTTCATAGGGGATTTCCAGCGCCGCGCCGATCTGTCTGCATACCGCTTCCACAAACCCGGAAAAGTTTGCGTTTGGCCGCCCTGGGCTTGTGGCGTTCGCCTTTTCCCCTGGTTGCAGGTAGTTAATAGCGCCTGGGGCCATTTCAAGGGTTGTTTCGTCTTCATCGTCTATCCGGTCTTCGTCCGGTACGTTTGAACCTACCGCCCCTTCCATGCTGCTTTCTTCGCTGCCCATCTCAATAAAGATTGAAAAAAGGCCGTTTACCACCGCCGCCACAAGTTCCGCGTCCGTGTACCGCCCTAACTGCTTTAACGCTTCAATAACCGGGGCCAGAAACGGCACGCCGCGCCGCTGGTCTATCCGTTCACGGCTCATGATATGGATCACGTTCCGCCGCCCGGAAGCCGCGCTGTATGCAGGGACGCGCACCCATTCCATAGGCTGACTTGCAAGGGATAAAGGATGGTGCTTTGAAAAGTGATAGGCAATCACTTCCCCCGTGCTGTCCGTTTCCACGCCGCCGATTATGCGATCGTCCAGCGTGTCAAATCCGCCTGGACTGGACAGGCGATCCGCTTCAATCAGCCGTACCCGCAGATCATATGGCTGCCACCTCCGTTTCTTCATCGGAAGAAGCGCCAGGCAGTCCCCGGACAGAAGCCACGACACAAACGCCAGCTGTTGCAGTTCGCAAAAGTTATCAACGCGGGCCGCGTCACAGTCCGTACTATCAGCCCACAATTCCCATTCCTTTTCAATCTGCCGTTCCAGTTTGTAGGCCGCTTCCGGCTCTATCCCCAAGACTTCCCGATCAATCTTTGGTTTCAATCGCAATCCGCGCCCCACAACGTTTGTGCGCATGGTTTTGATCGCGCCCGTGGCAAGCGGCACGCCCATATACAGATCGCGGGAACGCTGGCGCAACACGTCCAAGTTGTCTTCTATGTCTTCCCTGGAAGATCCGCCGTTGTATATCCATCCGGCCATTCCCTTTTTGTAACTGCTGGCCCCGTAATGGCTGTATCCCGTATTGATTACCCGCGTCCGCGCCATCTGCCGCCGCGCTTCCGCTCGTTCCAGGCCCTTTTGCGGGCTTATAGCGGCAATCGCGCCGTCAATAGCTCTTTGTATCACCCCCACGCATACACCCCCTTAAACAGCAGGAAGAAGCGCCCCTGCGGGCGCTCCTTCCTGTTCGTGTCTTCCTGTCAGATTTTCACGTTACCAATTATAGCGGAAAAAACGGGCAATGGCGGGCAATCTTTTATAAATCCCTGGGCATGATCCGTTTTACCCGGTTGCGCCCGCCGAACTTCTTTGCCGCTTCCAGCCGCGCCACCATATCCGCCCAATACTTGATCGTGTTCCTGATTTCCGCCAGGTCTGCCCGCGTCAAAGTCCTGCTACCGATCGTGTATGACTGGTTCGTGGTACAGGCCAGTTCCGCTTCTAACCATGCGTCAAGGTGTTTCTGTGCGATTTCAAGAGTAATTCCCGGCATTATATGATCCCTCCACTTGTCCGGCGCTTCCGCCGTTTTTTCTTTGCCTGCGGCTGTTCTTCCGCTTTTTTCAGCGGCACTTGCGCGATCTCAATAGCCGCCGCCGCGTAGTTCCTACAGTCTAACGCTTCGTTTCGCTTGTGCTTATAGTCTTTTATTTTCCACTCAAACACGGGCCGCCCCTTTTTGTATGTCAGCACCTGTTTTTCTGCCGTCAGGCCAATAAAGAAACTTTCATCATAGCCCCGCCCTTCTTCTTTTGGAAAATGGCAGTAGCCCGGCCCTTCATCCTCCAAAAGAAGCCGTTGCAGCAGCAGGCTTTTCCCGGTATCCACGCCCAGCATGAACAGGTTTACTCCCTCCCGGTTCCCTTTTGTTGGCTTCTGTATGTAGGCTGATTGACTGTCGTTGCTGCCCTTTATGGCCCGCAATCCCCGCGCATACCGCGCCTTACAGAATCGGTATACCTGGTTCGTGAAGTGTCCGCCTACGTCCATACAGGTACAAATAATTTTCAGCTTCGTTCCGTCCGGCTTCGTGAACGTCTGGGAAAGAAACGCGTCCAGGTCTTTCCATACCTGATCCAGTTTCAAATCCCCGTAAATGGCCGCGTACTTTATGCCCCAGCTTTCATAGTCCACGCCCCAGCCCACCACTTCCGCTTCAAAGCGATCGTCTTGCGTGTCAACCCCCGCCGTCAGGTATAGGACTTCCGGTGGAACCTCACAATTATAGCGCTCCCGGCGCTTCATAAGGGCGCTTTCATCAATTTCCGTCCCTTCTTCTTCCCACGTCTGGCCCATTTTGGTATTCGTCCAGGACTTCAATTCTTCTATATTGCCCTTTTTCTTTTCCTCATTCGCAAGCAGGAACTTTTCCACAATGTCCCGCCAGCGGGCCAGACTTGATCCCAGGGCGTTAAGGTGGAAACCACGCACGGGATTTTCTGGATCTGCGTGTATGTATTTTCCGTTTATAAACCCCTTTTTCCATTCCGCTTCTGTTGCCAGCGCTGCGCACTTGCTGCAACAATACTGGATCGTGTCCAGGTTGTCTTTGTCGAACACAACCCCTTCCCATGTCAGCGGTTGCAGTTCCCCGCAATGCGGGCACGGCACGTTCCATTCCCCTTGTGAACTGTGCTGGTATTCTAATTCTATCCTGGAAGTGCCCTTGTTTCCCGGCGTGGACACATATACTTCCTTGCTGTTCCAGAAGGTTGTAAGCCGTTCGGATGCAAGGAAAAGCGGATCGCCCTCGGTTCCCGCCGTGGCCGGGTATCTGTCCACTTCGTCCGCCAGCAGCACTTGCACGGGCCGGGAAGCAAGGGAAGAAGGGCTGTTCGCTCCCACAATGGCGATACTTCCGCCGGGGAATACTTTTTCCAGTATGGTATTTCCCGCTCCCCGCCGATCGCTTATCATCCCCCGCAACACTGGCGTTTCCTGTATGGATTTTGCCAGCCTGTTTTTAGAGAAACTTTCCGCCATCGTAATTGTGGGCTGCATCATCAGGATCGGAACCGGGTCATAGTGCATATAATACCCCACTACGTTTACCAGTGTTTCCGATTTTGCCACTTGTGCGGAACTCATGACCACAACTTTTTTGATCCGCACGTCCGAAATGCTGTCCATGACTTCCCGCATATGCGGCGCTCTATCCGTTCGCCAGCGCCCCGGCTCCGCCGCCCCCTGCGGTATCCGGCGATACCGATCCGCCCATTCTGATAAACGCATTTCCGGCGGCGGTTTCAACCTTGCGAAAATGCGCCTAAATACCGCTTTCGCCTGTTCCTCCATCCGGCTTTCCTTCCTCCATTTCCGCAAGCAGACCGTCAAAGTCTGCCAGTTCTTCTAACGCTTCATCCGTTGCCCGTTTCAGCGCCAGAAAGATTTCCATTTGATCGGTTTCCACCGCCAGCGCCGGGCTTTGCTTTACCGGAATGTTGCGGATCTTCTGGCGGAATCGCAGAAGCATTTCCACCATGACTTTTTCCACGTCCGCCGCCTGGATCACTTCCCGGCGTTTCAGATCCAGTTCCAGTTCTTCTTTTTCCCGCTTTGCCCGCGCCAGCTTCGCCCGTTCCGTGTTGTAGTCCACGGCTTCTTCCGGCGATCCGTCCTTTTTCAAATACTCAATATAGCGGTGTACGCAGTCCTTCAAGTTGTACAGGCCGGGCCGGGCTTCCGCAAGTACGCCCTTTTGCCGTAGCTGCCGCACGCGGTGATCCGAAATGTCAAGCCACTGGGCAACCACAGCGGCGGTATACAGCTTCAATTTTTTGCGCACCCCCTTATTTTTTCCGCCGCCCAGAAGCGGAAGCGTTTTTTTCCGCTTTTCAGAAAATCAAACGCCGGGGCTCGCCGTACCCTCACCCCTCCTTGGCGCTGGAAGAACCTATTCCGCGCCGCCCGGCTCCGCGTCTTCCAGGTCTTCTTCCACGTCCGCGCCGTCTTCCGGGTCTATGTCGAACTCTCCCGTTGCTTTCTGCCGTGCAAGCTGATACTTCAAACGTTCCAGCGCAAGCCTGCTTTGATCTGCTTCGTGTGCCCGCATACTGTCCAGCAGCTTTATGATTCGGCCATTCAGTTTGTTCAGTTCTGCTTCAACCTTCATGGCCCGATCAAACGGGCTTGCTTTGATTATGGTTTTCATGGCCGTTTTAAGGCTTTCTTTTCCGCCCTCCGGGTCTTCTGCCAGTTCCAGTTCCATCCCCATTTCTTCCGCCTGGGCGCGGTCTTCCTGCGGAATAGGGACAACCATATGCACGATCTTGTCCGTGTAATATTCCTGCTGTTTCGCCGGGTCTGTAAATCCTTGCAGTAACCCCGTTAAATATTCCTTGCGCACCAGTAAGCCTTGCAATTCCTCATTCATCCGTGACAGCGTTTCCCCCGGCTGCATGGACAGAATAGCATTTCTCTGTTCTTCCGTCAGGTCTTCTATGCTAACACTCGCAAACGCTCCATGCGTTACAGCGTTCTTATTGCCCTGCTTTGCTGGCGTTTCCCCAGCCGCGTTCTTATTGCCCGGCTGCCCACCCTTCTTCTTTGGCTGGTTTTGCAGGGCATCTTCCCACTTGTCCAGGGATTTCCATTTCCTTATGCGGCCATCGTCCACGCCAACAGCCGCCGCCAGTTCTTTTGTGCTGATTTTCCCGCCGCTTTGCAGGTACAGTTTTTTTGCTTCGTCCCGCTCCGGCTTCCTGGGCCTTGCCATCCCGGTTCCCTCCTGTTCGTTCGTTTTCAGCCTTTCGCTGTTCCTGATCATGCCGGAACTGGTAAAATAATAACAGGCTTTGAATTTTGCTTCAAAGCCTGTTACTGTAGGGGGCTGACTTCAAAGGCTTTTCCCGCCCTTGTTCTGCTACAGTATAGCAGAAAAAAGCGGGCAATGGCGGGCAATCTTTACTTTAAAAACGAAAAACCCGCAATAATCTTATTTGCCCCGAACGCTTTAACCAGGCTTCCAACCGCCGCGTCACGGATATTTTTGCATTGCCTTTCGGAATAATGGTTGCGTGCCGAAACTTGTTCCCATTTCAGCCCGTGTAAGTAGTAGTCCGTTACGATCACTTTCAGCTTGTATTCCAGGCCGGAAATTCCCCGCAGAATTTCCACTTTCAGCGTCTGCAATTCCGCGATCTTCGCCGTGTAATAGTCTATGTTTTCCGCTATTCCATCCGGCAAGTTCAAGGCTACGGCTTCCACGGCGTTTGAAATGTGGTTTTTCCCTTTCGGCATCCCGTCCAGGCTTTGCCCGCCGATCGTGTCATAGTAGCTTTCCAGTTCTTCTACCATGCCCCGGTAATACCTGATTTCTCCATCAATATTCCGGTAGAACATCAGGGCGGCCAAAACGTCTTTTTTGTCCATTTCCTATACCTCCGATTTCCGGCGGTTCCTTTGAAGTCATAAAAACGGGTACAAGGCATAGCCCCCGCCCCCACGGCGGCTATGCCTTTTCCTTGCTTATTTCAGCTTCCGCGCCCGCGCTTTTTCATCGTGCGCCCCTCCTATTTCAGCTTCCTTCCGCAGAACGGGCAACAATGGAAAATCATGTGTTCAACCGCGCCCGTTTCCTTGTCCAGTATCATTGCCAGCTTTTCTTCCGGCTCATAGGCCAGAAGGAAGCGCCCTTCCGCCGTGGCCTGTTCCCTGTGATAGTCCGGGTTGCACCACGCACAGCCGCGCCCGCGTGGTTCCCGCACGACATAGGCGGGCTTTTCCGGCTCCTTCTGCGGCGGCTTGTCCGTCTGTTCTTCCTGCGGCCCGCCCTGGGCCGTTTCCGGCGCTTCCTTCGGCCCCTCCGCCGCCGTGGCGGTATCTGTACCCCCTGCGGCTTCCGGCGCGTCCTGGGCGGCTTCCTGGGCCGTCTGGGCGGCTCCTTCCGCCGCCGCGTCAAGTTCCATTTGCCCTTCCAGCGGCTTTCTTGCTTCTTCCGCCTGTTTCAGCGCCTTTGCATCGTTTATGGACAGCACGCCCACTTCTTCCAGCGTGTCCGCCGCCCTGTGCTGGTAGTCCAGGGATAGCCCGGACAGTTCATAAGCCGTTGACACGCCCAGCCGCTTTGCCTTAAATGCCTGCATCAATTCCGGGCATAGGTTGTTCTTTATGCTCTTGTACCTGCCGATCTGCGCTTCCGTGATCCCGGTAAATTCCGCCGTGATCCAGCGCGTGCGCCCCTCCACTTCAACTTCCTTCCGCAGTTCCGCGATCAGCGCTTCCGTGCGCAAGGTTTCTTCCATCTTCTCCCAGTCCGATTTTTCGCGGAAGCCGTTTGCAAAAATCAGGGCCAGGCGGTCAAGGATCGTTTTCACGGTTCCTTCTTCCTCCACCGCCCGCGTTACGCACGGTACGCGCCGGAACTGTTCCAGGCCGTCTTCCACCAGGGCCATACAGGCCAGGCGGCGGCGGTGTCCGGCCACCACACGGAATTTGTCCCCGTCCCGCTCCACAAGCAGCGGTTGTAGCAGGCCCACGATTGCAATAGACTGTTTCAGATCGTTTATGTACTGCGTGGAATAGAAGTTTTCCTGTGAAGGAATCAGATCGTAAACGTCAAGCGTCAACTGCTCCATTCCATCCGCCGTGCGCGGCTCTTTTTCCCGCTCCACAGCTGCCGCCTTTGAACGTTCGTTCAAAAGCTGGTGCAAATCAAATTTTGCCATCCCGGTTCCCCTCCTGTTCTTCCGCGCTGGGCCGTGCTTCGTGCCCCGTGCAAAGATACACGTCATGCACCTGCTGCCGTGCGTCTTCACATTCCAGGCAGTTAATGCAATAGCCCCGTTCGCAATCCTCATACGCGGCGTTCTGTACGCAATCCGCACACAAGCACCGCCTGTTCCCTACAGCGCATTTTCTGGCCGCTTCCATTTCTTCACCCTTCCTTCCGCGTGTCCGATTCGGTCACGGGCCGCACGCTCAAAAGGCTTACGCCGTCCGCCTGCAAGGCCGCCAGGTATTCTTCCACCAGGGCCGCATAATCAATGGCCGCGTTGGAGCGCTTGGAATATACCGTAATAGGAAGCCGGGCAAACGTGCTTTCGCTCACCTTCCGGGACGTGCGGATCTTCGTGCGGAATACCGGATATTTCCCCGCCGCTTCCAGCTGGGCCGCGCCCTGGGCGTGGGCTTCGTTCCGCTTGTCGTACTTCGTAATGAAGCACCCCCGGAAGGTCAATTCCGGGTTCAAGTCTTCCCGCGTGAACTCGATCTGTTCCGCCAGTTCCGCCAGCCCTTCCGTTGTGTTATCATCCACTTCCAGCGGTACGATCACGTCATTGCTGGCAACCAAGGCGTTGATCGTGGATATGTTAATATCCGGCGCGTTGTCAATCACGCAGAAGTCGTATTGATCCCGCACCTGTTCAAGCGCCTTTTTCAACCGCGTGTGCTGCTGGCGGTTCTGATCCAGTAGCACTTCCAGATTCGCTTTCAGCAGTTTCATGTTGGCCGTGATAATGTCCAGGCCGGGGAAGTCCGTGTGCTGGATCAGGCTGCCCATATCCGGGCGGCGGGCGGTCATGATCTTATCAATCCCGGCCCCGTCTTCATCCCGGCGGCGGTATCCCCTGGAAGCGTCCCCCTGCTTGTCGTTGTCAACCAGCAGGACGCGGAAGCCCCTTTCCGCCAGCAGATGCGCAATAGCAACGCTGGAAATGGTCTTTGCCACGCCGCCTTTCAAATTGATAACCGATAAAACGCGCATTTCCATTGTTTCCGCTCCTTTCTGCCCGTCCCGCCGATAGCACAGCATTTCACGCCTAAAATGGCAGAAGGTGAAACAGCACCCGTTCAAGCACCTTGCTTTCCGGGAACTTCTGCGCCAGGCGGTAAACCGCCGATTGCAGGCCCTTCCCGGCCCACGTGCGGAAGAAGCGCTGGCGCACCGTCCACAACCGCCGATGCTTCCGCCAGAAAAGAAGTTTCCGTGTCCACGGCCCCTTCCTGTTCATCCCGGCTTCCCCTCCTTCCGCTTTGCGATAACCGCCGCTTGCGCCCGGTTCGCCCGTTCCGCCGCCGCCTGCATCCAGCCCGCCGCCGAACGTGGTGGCCTTGTGCGCTCCCGCTCCCACTGGGCTTGCAGAAGTTCCGCTTTGCTCTTTGGGCGGTGCTTCTTCTTACCCACGGCGCTTGCGGCCCTTCTTCTTCCGCTTCTTCCGTTTCGGCGGCGCGGCCCGTTCCGGCTCTCGGTCTTGCCACGCTTCTTCCTGCAATACTTCCAGAACTTCCACGTTTTCCAGCTTGAACGTGTACGTTGCGCCGGGGTCATACGTGCCCGCCGCCCAGTCCGCCCGGAACTTTTCAAAATCGCCCTTGTAGGCGCTGGGCAACATGGCCGGGCCGCCCTTGTACTGTTCCGCGTGGTACATGGCGCACATAACGCGATCGTCCACCGCCTGCGGCCAGTTGAACAAATGCCAGCAGCTGTGATCGTCATACCACCAGGAAGAAAGCGTGATTTCCAGGCCGTTAAAATACTGATCCGCTTTCTGCATGGCCTTAAAGTTGTTCACCGTGAAGCCCTGCCCCCGGTATTCCTCCCGGTACGCCTGCCAGGGGCGGGCCGGGATATTGATCCGCGCCCGCACCACGCGGGGCGTGTATGTCTGGTTTGATCTATCTTCCATTGCCGTTCCTTCCCAGCCTATCCGCGATCCGCAGAATGGCTTCCATTGATTCTTTTATGTTCCGGTCTGTTCTGGCGGTTATCTTCAAAACCTGGGCAATGTCCCGCAATTCCTGTTCCGTTTCCAGCACCGCCGCCGGGCTGTATTTGTCCATGCAGGCCCGGCACATTTGCGATCCCGCCGAAACAGACGCACCGCACAGCACGCAACGTTCCGCCGCCACCGCGCCTACCTCCTATAACCAGTCTTCCAGCGTTTTTACGCGCTTTTCCAGGTTGTGCGCCCGCTCGATCAGGTTGAAGACTTCCTGGGGCGTAAGGCCCGTTGCTTCGTACTTGTTCAGCTTCCGGGCGGCCTGCGTTACGGTCACGCCCTTACGCAAAACCGCCTTTCCGCTGGGCGCTGTCTCTGTCAGCGTGTAGGTTTTCTTTTTGGGCTGCGTTTTCGGTTCCCGTCCCGCTCCCGGCTGCGGCATGGCCTTTTTCATGTAGGCATAGCCGGGGACGTTCTGCCGCATGATACGATCAATACTCACCGTTTTTCCTCCCTTCTTCCAGCGCTTTTTCTGCTTCTTCCCGTGTCAGGAAAAATTCTCCCGGTTCCAGCGCATATAACCAGTTTTCAGTTTCCGTGCAAAGGTCAAATACAGGCTTTCCCGTTGTCCCGCCGATCGTTACATGGTCAATCTGTGCTGAAACAACCCTTCCCCCGGCGTACTTCCTCCCCTTGTGTACGGTTTCGATATAATACACCGTATCCGTAACCCGGCACGGAAAAACCACCAGTTGCCCGGTCACTTCCGCCGCCTTGTAGTCTGCGAACTTCGCGGCCATTTCCCGGTACATTTCCCGGAAGTCCGCAATTTCTTCCGGTTTCAGCCCCGTTTCCCGGTATGCTTTCAATTCCACCAGCCATTCCGCCAGTTTGTCATGCTGATATGCACAATCCCTGTTCTCCGCCTGGCATCCCTCCGCCACTTCGCGGGCGTGTGCAATGGCTTCGTCAATGGTCATGGCCTTCCGCTCCTTCCTGCGGCTCCACGTCCGCGCCGCACCGCACCGCCAGCCGCCGCAGTTTGCTTTGCCGGTACGCCGCTACAGCTTCCGCGCACCTGTGAAGCACCTTCATTTGTTCCAGCATGATTTCCACGTCCGCAATTTCTTCCGCGATCTGTTCCCGGTTGTCCCTCCCTCTGGCGGCCTTGCACAGTTCTTTTTGCAGTTCCGCCATTTCCTCAAATACCATAAGCGTTTGAGCGTCCGCGCCCCAGGCGGCCAGGGCGGCGCGGTAAATCTTCTGTTCATCCATTCTGCACCGCTCCTTCCCGCTGCGGCCCGTCCACCAGGTTTACCAGCTTCCCGCTGTTGTCCAATTCATAGACAAAGCGCACCTTCATTTCCTTCATGGAGTGACGCGCCTCAATGTCCGTGATCGTGTGTTCCCGCCCGGCTTCATCACGGATCTTGTCCCCCAGTTCAAACGGGCAACGGGCGTTAAATGCTGCGAACTTCACCGCTTCCACCAGCCTTTCTTGATCCCGATATTGACGTACACGGCCCACAGATTAAGGCCGATAAACCACCGCCATTCCTGCCGGATACCGTCATAGACCTTCC